TGCAAGTCTGCTATTGAAGCGAATCTTTGACCTGCTTGTACTACGACGCCCATAAGTGCTAATAAGGTTTGTGATGGTTCCTTAAAAGGAAGCATCATGAAGGAATCTTTAATGTTGCCACCCGGTGCATCTACATCTCTAAACTCACCTGGTTGAATAGACTGAGCATCATCTCTGATTCTAATTCCTCTTTGTTTAAATCCTGCAGGTAGATTAGATAATGTCCCTGCATCTAATAGTTGTCGTAATGCAGCCGTAGCTGTTCTTGATAATCCACCAATCATGTGTATTAAACCAAAACCATAAAAGCCAAGTCCTGGTAAAAATTTAAAATGTACAAAGTAATCTATTTTTTTTCTTAATGGATCACCTATTTCATAATTTCTTTTAATTGATAAAACCTCTCTAGAGTTTTCTTCAAGTGTTACAACGTATGGAAGTTTAATTCCTGTTGGCTCATCGTCTTGACCTATGTCTTCAAATCCTTCTAAATCTAAATTAACGTGACACTCTAATAAGTTAAATACATCTTCGTCTCGACCTTTTGTTTCTCCTTGAAGTTCTCGTTCTTTTTTCTCTACTTCAGTTTCATTAACTGGTCCTGGTTTTAATTCTACATCTCTATAAAAACCACCAACTTGTTGTTTTCTTAATTCGTTTTCAGATATTTGAACCCGATGAATGATCGACTCCGCATCATCTAATGAGGTAGCTGTGTACGGGACAATCAAATCATCTGCGGGAACAAATTTAGAAACAGCTGTTTGAGCTGTTTCATCATAATATACCTTTTTAAAAGCAGAACCTGCTAAAGGCAAATGAAACAACATAGAATCAAAATCTGGTTCGTAGTCTTTCATTTTATCCATGATTTGATAGTTCATGAAATCTTTTACTCTTTGTGATTGTAATTCTTTATCTGGAGATGGTGTTCCTAAAATTTGTGTTCTAACTGGTCCGTTAGCAGGTAATAATTCTTTGTACGCTAACGCTTGAAATTGTGTAACTGCCTCTGCTAGTACCGGATGAGTTGCACCAGAAGCACCTTGAAACGGCTCAGTTCTATTGTCATATTTAAATCCTAAAAGATCTAAACCTTCTCTGTAACCTCTTTCCCAATCTTTTCTAGAATTTTTATAATCTTGATAATTTTGATATAGAGATGTTCCTAATCTACCTAAAACATCATCTGGTAAATGTTCAGCTAAATTGTCATAATGATTTTGTCCTCCGTCAATAGATGCAATTGCAGGATCATAATTAATATCTACAGAGCCATCTTCGTTTTCTTGTATTTCTACAGGACCGCCTCTTTCATCAATTTCTTTTTGTTGCTCTTCTTGAGCAACTTCAATATCTTCAGGTGATGGTACTTTTATCTCTTGCTCTACGTTTGGAAGAGACTTGTCTATGTCTGCCATTTATTTTCTCCAGTTTCACAGGTTTAACAGTATTATAGTTAATAAGCAAGCCCTCAGACTGAGGACCTGATTTAGGGGGTATGGTTTTAGTCAATTTCATCTAACGCTCCCGCTGCTTCATCTGCTTCATCTGCTAGCCTTTCAGCTGCTTCATCTGCTGCTTGCTCAAATCTTGCTTCGGCTGCACCTACTTGATACTCACCTCTTTTAATACCTGTATCACCTGTAAAGTCTTTTACTGTTTTTGTAACTTTACCCGTTGTAAATTCTTCCATACGTCTTGTGTCTGGACCCATAATATTATCTAAATCATTAAGAACTTCTACGTCAAAATCAACGTTACCGTCAGGATCTATATTAACAGGCACCTCCTCTTGAGCAATAAACTCGCCTTTTGTCTTTACAGCTTTACCTGTTTTCTCATCTATAAGTTCAAAGCCTGGTGGTTCATATTCAATCATGTATTTTTTTCCGTATTCATTTTGACCTTCTACAAAAACTCTACCATCATCGTATCTACCTATTGATATCCCTGGCAATTCTTTTGGTTCATATATTGTTAAGTCTGCATCTATTTTTTTACCTGTGCCACCAAACATAACTTTATTTATCATATCAGGGAACCAGTCTGGCATTTGAGTAGAACTACCTGCAACCTTAACTATAGGTTTAGCAACGTCTGCTTGTTTCATAAATTTAGGTATGAAAGGCAAAGTCATAATACCTGTCATTAGTTTTAAAAATAATCTTCTTTTAGGATCCATAGGTCCTTCAGCAAAACCTATTCGTCCGCCTTCAGCTGCTCCCATAATACCGCCCATTTCATAAATATCATCTAATTCTTCTGGTGAAAGTTCTGGTTGAGGTAAAGATTGATAAGCATCTGTATAACTGTCAGTTGCTGCTGATTGACCTGTAGCTGCTCTCATAATTTGATCTGTTTTTTTGTCAACAAAATCTGGATCTGTCGTACGACCAAAAATTAATCCTTGAATACCTTCTAAATTTTCTTTTCTTCTTTCAGCTTCTTTTCGTGCAAGACCTTCTACTAATCCAAGAACATCTGGGTTATAAACTTTTGGTGCTCTGTCTTGTATGTCTCTATATCTTTTAGCTAATTGACTTTCCATATTAACTAAATCACTTGCAGTGAAACCTAATTCATCTAATGAATTTTGATCTAAACCTTGGTAAGATTTAAAAGCTCTAAGATCTTTAGTAAACCTGTCGTAATCTTTTTGATAATCAATTAAATTTTGCACAGCAACTCTTTGTTCCTCTGTGTCAGCTAATTTAATAAGATCTTCATTAAGACTTCCTAGATTAACACCAGGTATGGCATCTATTGCACTTCCTATAAAAGTATCTCTAGCTGTTTGACCAAAATCTTTTCCTTCTGACATTCCAGTAATGATTGGGTCAGCTTCTAATAAAGCACCTATTGCAAGACCTGTTCCTCCCTTACCAGCAGATATTGCAAGATCAGCTAAACCAGCAGCTCCTCTTGCTCCCATCTTAGCTGCAGGTTTTACAAACTCCTCGAAGCCAGCTTTGGTTGCGAGGACCGGGTCAAAGCCAACATTCTTACTAGAGGCAAGTTGTTGAAGAGCAGTTAGTTTTTTTTGGCCGCTTAATTTTTTGACAGCTTTTTCTATATCTTTAGTTTTAAGCCCAACGTTTTCGCTTGTAGATAAATCACCAATCTCTAATTTGTTTAAAGTATTTTTAATATTTGGTAGCTCTCCTGTTTCTTTGTCAATTGCAGGTAATTTAGTAGGACTACCTATTCTTTCACCTCGTGTTTCTAAAGTAAGACCATAACTATTCAAAAAATCAGAAATAATTTTTTTATTAGCTATGACATCTGGGTCTGTAGACCCTTTTGTTTTTTTAAAATAAGCGTCTACTTGTTTAATAAAACCTTGATTAAATTTTGCAGGAGTTATGTTTTTATTAATTGGAAACTCAATGTTTCTTTTTTCAAGTCTTACAGGAGTGATATCATACTCATCAAACAATAATCCTTTTTTAGCTAAGTCAATATATTCTTTATCTGTTTTATATCTAGGGGTAAAATCTAATTTTCCATCTTTTAATTTAACATCAATTAATTTTTTAATTTCTTTTTTATTTAAAATTTCTTCAGGATTATTACTAAAATATTTATTTAAAATTTTCTTTTGAGACATTTGTTTTTTTCTAATTTTTTTCTCTTCTTCAGATAAAAATTTTCTTTGTTCCAAAATACGCTCTCGTCTTCTTTTTGCACTCACAGACGTTGGTTCTCCTGGTGGATAAATAAGATCAGGATATTTTTTTCTAATATATCTATTTAGTTTTTCTATTCTTGCCACTCCTGTACCTTCTGATACATCTGGAAAATATTTTTTAGCTAATTGTGCATTTGACAAACCTTTATTGAAAACAGACCCAGAAGGTGTTTGTATTTTTAATTTATAATCATCTAAATACCCTTCTTTCAATATTTTTTCATAGTTTGCTTCCATAGCTTCTCTTCGTAGTTTATTAAATTTTGCCACATTTTCAGCTTGTGCAGCGCCCGCTTTCAATAAATTAAGATTAGGAAATTCTCTTTCTACAATCAGACCTATTGTCTTTCTATCTATGTTAAATTGTTTTTGTAAAGGGTTTGCTAAAACTTTAGCATCATCTGGAAGATTTGTTAAATATTCTCTTAGTCTTTGTAAATCTTCAGGATTTGTTTTAGGATAAGTTCCAACTTTAAATTCTTCTCTCTCAATAAAATCTATAGACTCATCCATCAAGAAAGGACGAGCTTTGTTCATCGT